GTGAGTCTACCAATCTGAAATTCATCAGGTTCGTACTCATCACGATACCAAGGATTCGGCTTTTCATCTTTGGTTTCAATTCTACCACCCTCTTCCCAACTAGTTTGAACAGAATCTTTATTGAAATAAAGACGGTAGGTTGTCCAGCCAGCTAGAATCACAGGTAGTGTTAAGACTAAACCTCTAATGAGAGGGTGTTTAAGTCTTTGACTTTGAATTCTACTACCAAGGTCTGAAAAATAACGTACGACATTTTCCCTTTCTAATTTAACCTTTTCTTCGAAAGTAAGAGCTTGACAAGAAATATTTTCGCGTAACTTTTGCAGATAGTTAAGGGGTGTATCTATCCTCTTCTTAATTGGAGCAACTACTCCATTTAAAGTGTTTGAAACACAATCCTTGACCGAACCAACAACAATTTCACGTACTACACTTGAGGGTGAATTATTGTTAAACCACTTGGATGCTCGATAAGCGGCTAGTGAAACACAACACAGTGTAGTGATACATGCTGCCTTGAGCGCAACATCACAAATTTCACTTGCATATGTAGTTTGAGCTTCACATTTGCAGAAATCTGAAAAAGCAAAACAAACTTCACAAAAACTTAGTTCTTGACCTTCACATTCGCAGTCATCTAAATCAGCAGAACAAACGTCACAAAAATTTAGTTCTTGATCTTCACATTTACAGTCATCTGAAACAGCAAAACAAACTTTACAAAAATTTAGTTCTTGATATAACTGACGTGACATCATAACTTTATTTTGAATTTCAAAATGTTTTGCAGATTCTTTAGCTAAGAATGCTATTAGTTGATGAATATTCAGTTGAGGATGAATACACACAAACTTCGGAGTCTGAGTATTACCCGTACATGCAGCTTCAACCTTCTCAACGTCGAATAGCCAGGCATCAGGAATACCTTCATTGGGAGCGGGCATTTTAGATGGGTCTAGCATTCGCATGAAACCATTATCACGCGGACGAGTACTAAACTCTGGTCTAACTGTGACAGTAATTGTATAATTGAAACGACGAGAAATGGAGAGCGTGTTACAGTAATAACTCATGGCATTAAGCTGCTTTTGATTGGTAGTCCCCATTACGAATTTGGGTCGCAAAGGGGTCTTTCCTTTATCAGCTAAATCAGCTTGAGGTGGGACAAAAGCAGTATTGTTTATAATTTGAATGATTTCATTCATACTAGGATCATCCTTTAAATCAGGATGTCTTGCTGCTATATCATCAAGGACCATAAACCAAACAGCAGATGTAAAACCGGAATAATATTCATCTGAAAAACATCTGGTGTAGCGATATTCATCACCGCTAGGCAAATTATGGATATTTGCCATTGCATAGAATAATAGATCAGCTAAGGTAGATTTACCTAAACTTGATCCTCCATACAACAAGAAAGAGAAAGGAGCTTCTCTTGTTTGACGAGCTGCTTTCTTAGTCAACTCATTAGCTTCAATCAAACGCACCTCACTCAAGAGGCGTTTAACAGTAACCACAGCACTTCGATCTAAGTCTTGTGCATAGCGAATAATATTTTCGCCTTGTTCAACTGCAACGCGTATGCGCTCAATATAACTGTGATATTCTACACCACATGCACCAGGGTTATGCATCTTCATAGCATCTTCTTTGATTTGGAAAATATCATCAGCCCATCTCCCATATGAACTAGCATTATGCAGTAAGGGTGACCAGGAATTAGTTAAGTAACAATCATATATTCTTTCTAAAATGTATGAGGTTCCGTCCAAGATGGACATGACAAATCCATATTTAGAGGAGTGTTGTTTCTTACTAGCTTCGACTTCAGCTTTTGAAAACCAAAATTGATCATATGTAATACCCATTTTATCTAAAATAGAATAACTGAGTAGGTAATGAAAAAGAGATCGTAATTTGATTAACAGGGGATGTGACCAGTGCTGCTCGGTAGAGGAAATAATTTTTCTAAATTCAATGAAAGGATTGTAGTCAGATTGGACTTCCCCATCATTGTTTTGTGTAAGAATTGCTATAAGTTCTGAAGCTTTATCAAATAAATTCAAAGCCAAAGAAGCAATGGATTTCTTTGTAAAGGCAATCCAAAACTGAGAAAGAGCCAATACAATGTCTTCAACATCTCTGGCTTTTTTAAGAGTCTGGATGACCAAGTAAGTTGCCTCATTTGTTCTCCAAAAATCAGATTCGAAAATCTTTTGTAAATTGGGAAAATTTGGGGATTCATAATTCAGTTCATGTAGAGAAAGATCTCCTTTGCTGAAATCATGAGAATGCAACATAGGTTCAGGTATATCACCATGCTCTGATGATGTAAAAATCTGTTCTTCAATTTCAGAATCAGTCTGAATAACACTATTAAAAGTATTAACGTCATGATTGCGAGATATATTGTGAAGAATCTGAAGTTCTA